TAGACCAGAGACTTTGCGCGGAGCAAAGATAGCTTTCGTTGCAGTCGATGAGTATGCAGATATGCGAGAGTCAGTATGGGAGCTTGTCCTGCGGCCTGCCCTTACTGATTTGGCACCCGGCTCATCAGCGTTATTTATCGGAACGCCAACAGGTAGGAACCATTTTTATGAATTGTATAAAAAAGCGATGGACGCAGAAGATCATGAAGCGTTTCACTTTACCAGTTACGACAACACTATATTAAGCAAAACGGAAATCGATGCAGCAAAAAAAGAGATGTCTAGTTTTGGATTTCGGCAAGAATACATGGCGAGTTTTGAAGCGCGTGGCTCAGAAATGTTTAAAGAAGATTGGGTCAAATTCGAAGAAAAAGAGCCAGCCAATGGCGATTACTACATCAGCATTGACCTGGCTGGATTCGCAGATGTTGGACAGAGCAGAAGAAGAAAGAAAACGCACCTCGATAACACAGCAATCGCAATCGTTAAGGTCAACGAACAGGGCTGGTGGGTCAAGGACATAATTGCGGGTCGTTGGGATTTAAACGAAACGGCCATGAAGATATTTCAGGCAGTAAGAGATTATGAACCAATCTCTGTAGGTATTGAGAGGGGTATTGCTAAACAGGCAGTGATGTCACCACTGTTAGATTTGATGAGGCAGAATGCCCGTTATTTTAGAGTTGAAGAATTAACCCACGGAAATAAAAACAAAACAGATCGTGTTATGTGGGCCTTACAGGGGCGGTTCGAGAATGGGATTATTAAATTAAACAAAGGGGCGTGGAATGAAGAATTCCTTGATGAGCTTTATCAATTCCCCGATCCACTAACGCATGATGATACGGTAGATGCGTTGGCTTATATCGATCAAATGGCAACTGTGCCTTATGCACAGGATTTTGAGCAGGACAATCACGAATTCATAGATTCGGTGGCGGGTTATTAATATGGCTAAAAATGACGAAGTTGAGCTAAGACTTTTTGAAGATGCTGGATTAAGTTCCTGGGTGATGACTCAAGTAAGTGATTGGCGTAATCATTACGAACAGAATTATGAAGAAACTTTCAAAGAATATTACCGTATCTGGCGGGGCGTATACGACCCTAACGACAAAACCAGAGCAAGTGAGAGAAGCAAGATAATCTCCCCTGCGACTTCTCAGGCTATCGAATCAAGCGTTGCAGAAATTGAAGAAGCAACTTTTGGTCGTGGCAGGTTTTTCGATATTCGGGACGATATTGAAATTCCGAATCCACCTGCAAACATGAATGAGCAACAAGCGGCAATGCTTCAAGCGGAGATGCAACAGAAGCAAACGGATAAAATGAAAATCAAGTATCTCAGGGATAAACTCACTGAGGATTTTCAAAAGCAAAAGATCAGAAAAGACATAGGCGAAGTTTTACTCAATGCTGCGGTATTTGGAACGGGCATTGCAGAAGTCGTTATTGATCTTCAAAATGAAATCAAGCCAGCAACCCGGCCTTATGGCGGCATGATGGCCCAAGGCACCGAAGAAGAAGAAAAAACGGTTGTTAAATTAAAAGCAGTCTTGCCACAAAACTTTTTAATTCAGCCAGAAGCTACTGATATTGAATCAAGTTTAGGCGTTGCAATTGATGAGGATGTTTCTCCGCATTCAATTAAGCTCATGCAAGAAGCTGGTATTTATCGGGACGTTACCATCGAAAGCTCTGGTTCAACTAGCACAGACATTCTTGAAGCCGACCCCACATTAGTCGAGCAACCGGATCACGTTGTAAGGCTTACGAAATATTACGGTCTTGTTCCAAGAGACTTGCTTGAAAGTTTTAAGCTGGAAAATCCTGCTGACGAATTTGAAGAAATTATTTCCGAGCTTGAAGAAGAGGCAGAAGCAGAACAGGAAGTGGATGAATTATTGCTGGCGGCTGATTCAGATTCAGATGATGGCCCTTATTACGTTGAGGCTTGTATCGTCATAGCTAACGGCAGCACTGTGTTAAAAGCGATAGAAAACCCCTATATGATGCAGGATAGACCTGTTATTGCCTTCCCCTGGGACGTTGTTCCGTCAAGATTTTGGGGTAGGGGTGTAACAGAAAAGGCATATCACTCCCAAAAAGCCCTTGATACTGAGCTTAGAGCGAGAATTGATGCGTTAGCCTTAACTAATTCGCCCATGATGGCTATGGATAGCACTAGAATTCCACGGGGATCTCAACCAGAGGTCAGACCTGGGAAGATATTGCTCACAAATGGCAATCCTGCGGAGGTTTTGCAGCCTTTTAACTTCGGACAAGTCTCACAAATCACATTTGCACAAGCTCAATCACTCCAGCAGATGGTTCAACAGGCTACTGGTGCAGTCGATTCGGCTATGCCAGGGAATCTTAACGATACTGCTGCCTCTACCCTCTCTATGGGCCTATCTGCCATCATAAAGCGGCAAAAACGCACTCTCGTTAACTTTCAAGAGAGCTTTTTGATACCTTTCGTGAAAATGGCAGCTTGTCGGTATATGCAGTACGACCCAGAGAATTATCCGGTGGAAGATTTCGTTTTTACCGTCACATCTAGTCTTGGAATTCTTCAAAGAGAATATGAGGTTACGCAACTCGTTCAGTTGTTACAGACCATGCCGCAGGACAACCCACTTTACCCTGCGTTAATCAAATCGATTATAGACAACATGGCTCTATCTAACCGTGAAGAACTGGATGCAATGATTGACCAATCTATGCAGCCCGATCCACAACAGCAGGAGATGGCACAAGTTTCTGCACAAACTCAGCTTGAGTTTACACAGGCACAAACAGGTGCATTGGTCGGTCAGGCAACTGAATCACAGGCCAGGGCTAAGAAGATCGCTGCTGAAACAATTGGCGTTCCAATTAAGCTCGAAAGTGATCGAATTGAGGCACTTGCTGACCTTACTCGCTCTGAAGGTGACTTGGATAAAGATGATCGCTTAAAGCTGAAAATTGCTGAAACCGCCATCAAAGAGAAAAAGGTAAATATCGAGGAAGCAAAAATTAGTGTGGGCCGCTAAATTAGCCAAATGACGATACTTTACGTTAGTTAATACAGGTGTTACGGTAAAAAAAAATGAGTCTGTCAAAAGAAGATGAAAAATATTGCGAAGCAATGTTTGAAATGATGGCGACAGATGGCTGGAAAATCCTCCTCAAAGAATATGAGGAAAATCGAGCCAACATTAATTCAGTGGAATGGACCACAGATAACGATGATTTACGGTTCCGCAAGGGCCAGTTGGATGTCATCGCCTCAATCCTTTCACTGCGGGACCAGGTAGAGAATTTGTATGAGCAGAATGATCTTTGAGTTTAGATGCCCGGAAGGACATCGCAGTGAAAAACTCGTTGAGACTTCAGTACGACAAATTGATTGCCCCGACTGCCGACAGTCATCTACCAGGGTTGTTTCTTGTGCAGGTCCAATGCTCGAAGTAGTTAGTGGCGACTTCCCAGGCGCTACGATGAAATGGGCAAGAGATCGGCAAAAGAAAATAAAGGCGGAACGCAGAGAAACCGAACTCCACGGTCCTGCGAATTAATTTAAGCCCATTATGGATAACTTAATCCGGAGAAAATATGGCAAAGGCAGAAGCAACTGAGCAACCTGTAATCGATCCTATTGACGCCCTTGAACCAGAGGAATCTGGTGGAAAGGAACAGGAAACGGAAGTACCAACAACAGCTTATTCGTCAAAGTCACGCGATGAATTAGAAAAAATGCTAGACGATCAGAAATCTATGATTGGTCGGCAATCTAATGAAGTCGCTGATGTAAGGCGTGAAATTGAAGCTCTGAAAGGTGCGAGAAGTTACGTTGACAGCCAACTGCAAGTTGAACAACCCAAAGCCAAAGAGATTGACTATTTCGGTGACCCGGCTAGTGCTATCAAACAAAGCATTGAGGATCATCCGGCATTAAAGCAGCAGCAGGAAGAACTGGCAAAAATGAGGGCTGAAGGTGCGGCCCGCGAAATTGAATCCAGACATCCCGATGCTTCTGCTTTGCTTAATTCCGATGATTTCA